ATATTGGTTGATGTTGCTGACGTTAATCTTGATGCTCTTCTTGGATCCCTAAAGAAGAAAGACTTTACTACAGTCAAGAACTGGGTAGTTCAGCATCTGGATAACGATCCTAGTATGGTCATGCGTAAAGTTTATGACAGTCTGTATGGTGTGTTAAAACCTGCTTCTATTCCTGAAGCAGTTCTTATCATCGCTAAGTATATGAGAGATATTACTACTGTTCCTGATCAAGAAATCAACATGCTTGCATGTTTGACTGAGGTTATGATGAGTTGTGAATTCAAATGAGTTTGCTTAAATTCATCGAGAAGGAACCTAAAATTATTATGATGGAGGAAATGTATGAGAGACTCGAAAAAGAACCAGAGAGACAGTGGGAATACATCAAAAGTAAAAACTACGCCAGAGAATGTAGCAGAAGCAAATGACTCTTTGTTTCATGCTACAATGAACTTACCTAATGCTGCAAAACACTGCGGTATGACAGAACGAGAGATGAAACATATCTTTCGAGAATACCTTAAGTACAACGAACCAACTTACGATGCCAATTGATTTTCTATATCCAACTCCTATCTATTATTCCCAACTGGAAAATGAAGAATTAATTAATGGAGAAGTGACTTCTGCTATTCGAGAAATTGATTTTGATTCAAACCCTGACTGGCATAGTCCGCATAAACTATCTGATCCTTCGTTTGAGGAAAACCTTTTGGTTGATAGGAGCATGACTAATCTCATGGGACAAATTAAAACTAGTATTGGAAACTATCTAAATGAAGTTCAGTTCCATAGATCTCCAAACTATGGAGATGCTGCTGAGTTTGCTATCACTTCATCGTGGTTTTCTAAGTATGATAGGGGAGAGTATGCACCTCTGCATAGTCACGCCCACCATGAAATTGCTGGAGTATACTACCATGAAGTAAATGATACTCAGGGTGAATTTTATATGGAGTGTCCTACTCCACAACTAACAAGTTCATTTGTTTTCAATCATCTGAGTTTTAGTACACGAATCAATCCTAGACCTGGATTACTTATTCTTTTTCCTGGATATTTGTATCATGGTGTCTATGCAAATAACACAGATGATGCTAGAATTTCCCTATCATTTAATGTTAGTTTTCAGAAACCTTACTTTTAATAATGCCAGCAACTCTTAAATCACTAAAGACACCACTTCGTTATCCTGGTGGTAAGAGTCGTGCCTTGAGTAAACTCTTTCAATATATGCCAGATCTCAAAGGTTATACTGAGTATCGTGAACCATTCGTAGGTGGTGGTTCTGTGGCACTTGAAGTAACCAAACGTTATCCTAAGATTAACATCTGGGTTAACGATCTTTACGAACCACTTTATAATTTCTGGAGAGAACTACAGGAAAACGGTAATGAAATTAAGAACACCCTCCTCCAACTTAAACAAAGGCACCCTGATCATATCTCGGCCAAGAACCTTTTTCTGGATGCCAAAGATTATCTTGCTAAAGATATTGGAGACACAGAAAATATTCATCGCGCTGTTTCTTTCTACGTTGTTAACAAGTGCTCTTTTTCTGGTCTTACTGAGTCAAGTTCCTTCTCAAAACAAGCAAGCGATTCCAACTTCTCCCTCGCGGGTATTGAAAAACTGAGTGAGTATCAGAAGTTGATTGTTAATTGGAAGATTACTAATAAGTCTTATGAACAACTCCTTACTGATGACAAGCAGTCCTTTACGTACCTCGATCCTCCCTACGAAATCGGATCCAATCTATATGGAAAGCGTGGAAACATGCATAAAGGATTCAACCACGATCACTTTGCTATTAAGTGTGATCGTTTTATTGGTTCTCAACTTGTATCTTACAATTCGTCCCAACTAATCCGTGACCGTTTTAAGGAGTGGACGGCTGCTGAATTTGCACACACTTACACCATGAGGAGCGTAGGGAGTTATAATACAGACCAAGCGTCTCGCAAGGAACTCGTCCTTTTTAATTATGAAATGTGAAGTCACTCTCTACGTAGCAGGCACCGTGTTCAAGGAGCAGGTCATTGCTCGTAATTATGAAGAAGCAAAGCAAACTGCTATTGCTCGAAATCCTACTGCTAAAATTGTTTCCGTTACTGCTGTATTTAAATAATGTACCAACTGAAGGACTATCTTTACTCAATTAATCAATCCAAAAAGAATATTCTCGATGATGATATTGATGCTGAGCGAGGGTATCCTCCTTATATCGTTAATAGGTGTCTTAGTTCTTTCACGGATACTGTCTTATACGTAAACGAGATGAATAAGAATCCTCATCTCGACAAGAAGATGCAATATGACTTTTTGCTAAATAGTGTCAAACCGAGGAAACGTTTTTCTCCTTGGGCTCGCAAAGATTCTATTGATTACCTTGAGATAGTAAAAGAGTATTATGGTTATAATGACGATAAGGCACTCCAAGCACTCAGGATTCTCACCAAGGATCAACTAGATCATATTACAAAAGTATTGAATAAAGGTGGAAGAACATGAGTGTTGAAACTGAGATCCAGTGGAAGCAAACTGATATGGTTGAGGTGGTTCTCGGTGAACCAGATGACTTTCTTAAAGTAAGAGAAACTCTAACACGTATTGGTGTAGCATCTCGTAAAGAAAAAAAGATTTATCAGTCTTGTCATATTTTACATAAGCAAGGTAAGTATTATATCGTTCACTTCAAAGAGTTGTTTGCTCTTGATGGCAAGAACACTAACCTATCTTTGAATGACGTACAACGTCGCAATCGTATCGTACAACTCCTTAGCGACTGGGGATTAATTTCAGTTGTTGATATGGAAAAGATTGCAGACCTTGCTCCTCTCAATCAAATCAAAGTTCTTTCATTCAAAGAGAAGAATGACTGGACGCTTGAGAGCAAATACAATATCGGTCGTAAGAAAACTGAGGCATAAATAAACTTGAGACCTTTCGTGCGGTCTCTACAAAAGTCGGAAACCCTTATAAAGTGATGCGGTCAACACTACATCACTTTTTTTGTGTCTTGATTAAATAGTGTTGGATGCCTTCGGGGTCCTAACGTACACGTCGCTTTTAAAGGACAATGGTAAACATTAACTGGGAAACATATAACCCGTATTCAATTGGATTCGATGAAACATTCAGTAGACTTGAGGCTATTGCAGGAGGTGGATCAAATTACCCACCTTACAATGTGGTGGACGGACATGATGGCAGAACCCTGCTGGAAGTCGCTCTTGCAGGATTTTCAGGAGGAGATATTGAAGTCACAACAGAACGAAATGTTCTAACAGTATCTGCTAAAAAAGCACCACTAGATAAAGAGAGAACATATTCACACAAGGGAATCTCATATAGAACTTTTGCTCGCAACTGGCAAATGGCAGATGATGTAGAAGTGGAAGAAGTAAAATTTGAAGATGGACTTCTTACAGTTACACTTATGAAGAACCTGCCCGAAAAACAAAGGCGAAAAACTTGGTTCTAAATAAAAAAGTAAAGGGGACTTGACGGTCCTCTTTTTTGGTGTTAAACTAAACTCGAACTCATAATAACTATGGCAGTATCAATCCTAACTTTGAAAACTGGCGATCGTGTTATTGCTGAGCTGAAGGAAATCTATGATGGAGAAGGCGAAGACAAAAAAGGTGTCTGCCTTCTTATGGAAGAACCTTACATTCTTAATCTTGAGGGTGGAAATCCCCAATACCTTACTGAAGAGTATGGTATGGAATATCAGATTAAGTTTAGTAAGTGGAATCCATATTCTTCTGACTGGCAATACAAGATCCCCTATGATAGTGTGATGACAATCAGTCATCCAGAACCAGGACTACAAAAAGCATACGAACAAAAAATTACTGAAAAGGTTGAAAAATATGGAAGAGACGAAGGAACTGAAGACGAATCATAATGCACGAGTTGCAATTCTTTCTACTGGAGAAAGAATCTTGTGTTTGTTTGGTGAAGTTCGTGCGGATGATGATAAAGTAATTGGATACAAACTGCTGTACCCATATGCTCTTACTTTAGGAACTCCTCAAGATGATGGTAACATTCCCATTAACTATGCACGATGGTGTCCATATTCTCCTGTTCAAGAATACAGGGTTAATGGAGAACATATCGTAAGTGTGACTTTTCCCGACAATAAAATTCTTGACAACTATGTAACCGAACTTGAATCTTTTGGTATTCCAAAAGATCAACTTTTCTATGAGGTAGATAATGGAGATAACAGCGAACCTGATCAAGCTGCAGAATGAGTGGATCATCGCTCAGGTAGAACCAGCTGAAGGGGACACTATACCAGGTGACCCTGATGTGTGGATGGTTGAACCATACGTGGTAGACTATGAAGGTCAGATCACTCCATGGGCACCACATGCAGATGAGCGTGAATTCAACATCAGGTCTTCTGACTTGACTGTTGTGACCAATCCAAGCAAGGCACTCCTTGCTCGTTATATCGAATCTCTTGAATGAAGTTTTACACTAGTGTTGAGCAAGCAGGCAATCGTCTGCTTGTACGTGGTTATGAAAATGGCAATCGCTATAGCGTGAGGGTCCCTTTCAACCCCACGTTATATTTGCCTACGAAGAATTATTCTGAGTGGAGAACACTAGAAGGTGATTGTGTAGAACCACATAAGTTTGGTTCTATCACAGAAGCACGAGACTTCGTGAAACAATATAAGGAAGTTGATGACTTTGAGATCTATGGTAACTCACGTTTCCTGTATCAGTATATTGCAGAGCAGCATCCTGAGGAAGAACTGAAGTTTGATACCAGTAAGATCCGTGTCTTTACTATTGACATCGAGACTGCTGCTGAGAATGGTTTCCCTGACATCGAGACGGCAGACCAAGAGATTCTTGCTATCAGTATCAAGGACTCCTTTACGGGGCGTATAACGGTCTTTGGTGCCCGTCCTTTCAACAACCAGGACGCTATGGTTGACTACATGCACTTCAGGTCTGAAGAGACCATGATGGGTGCATTTCTCCAGTACTGGCAGGAGAATTATCCTGACGTGGTTACAGGGTGGAACTGTCAACTGTTCGATATGCCATACATCCATAATCGTATCAATCGTATTATGGGTGAGAAATTTGTGAAGTTGTTGTCGCCTTGGAAACTTGTGTCGCAACGTGAGATCTTTATCAAAGGTCGTAAGAACTTCTCTATTGATATGCTTGGCATTTCTACGCTTGACTATCTTGAGTTGTATAAGAAGTTTACTTACACCAACCAAGAATCATATCGTCTGGATCATATTGCTTTTGTTGAACTTGGATCTAAGAAACTAGATCACTCAGAGTTTGACACATTCAAAGAGTTCTATGAGGGAGACTGGCAGAAGTTTATTGAATACAACATTCATGACGTTCGTCTG